AACAAATCAGACTATGATGAAGTCTGACTTGGAGCAGAACACAGAGTTTCGTATTAAGTGGCCTCGTGGCGAAATGGGCAGTTTACCTGCTGACAGCGAACAGTTCATGTTGATTGAACACCTTGCCGACCAGCTAGATGAACTAGCATCTCAGATTGATGAGGGTCGTGCGCCACATGACCAACAACAGAAACTAACATTGGAATTTTATGAAAAACGTATTAGTGCAATAGAAGCTAGACTAGAGATAATGAGAAACGGAAAAGATGGTGACTGAGACAATTACACTAATACTATATCTTTCCGGTAGTGTAGCGGAGCATACTGCTTTTGAAAAGCTGTCCAAGTGTTTAAAAGCTAAACGCACCATAGAAAGAAACTTGTACAAAGATACAGGTACTGTGCGGTACTCTTGTGAGTCAAAAACAGTTGAAATTAGTAAAGGGCCAGATGGTAAAAATTATATCGTAAAAATAGTGGAGTAAGCAATGGTAGACCCCATCACAGCCATTGCCTCTGCAAAGATGGCCTATGAAGCCATTAAAAAAGGTTTGCAGATAGGCAAAGACATAGAATCAATGGCTGGCGATTTGGGCCGTTGGATGAACTCAATCCACGATGTCAAGAAAAGCCACGAGAAAGCTAAAGGTCGTAGGTTTGGAAGTGTAGAAGAAGAAGCACTTGAAACATTTGCAGCTAAAAAGAAAGCAGAGCAAATGGAAGAAGAGTTGCGCAATTTTGTAAACATGACGTATGGACCAAGTGCATGGTCACAGATAATAAGAATACAAGGTCAGTTACGTAAACAGAGGCTAGAAGAGGAACGACTACGCAAGCAACAGATGGAAGAAATAATTGTATGGGGTATGATTATATCTTGTATTGTTTTATTTTCTGGTTTGATACTATGGGTAGCCGTTACAGCTTTTTAACTTGACAAATCAATATAAAGATGGTATAACTTAAACATGACATTAAAAGGACCACAGAAAAGTCTCAAGGCTTGGACCAAACAAAAGTGGGGTACTAAGAGTGGGAAGCCGTCTGGAAAAACTGGAGAACGGTACTTACCTGCTGCGGCTATCAAAGCGTTGTCACCGCAGGAGTATGCGTCCACCTCCCGTGCTAAACGAAAAGGAACTGCTGCTGGTAAGCAATTCGTCAGACAGCCTAAAGCGATACAAAAGAAAACCGCTAAATTCAGAAGAGGTGTGTAATGCTAACCGCACTGATAGGTCCAATAAGTAATATTGCCTCTACATGGTTAGAGGGTAAGGTAGAAGAGAAGAAAGCCCAATCAGCAAGTAAAGTTGCTAAAGCACAAGCTGAAGCTGTAGTGATGCAGAAGAAAGCTACAGGTGAAATTGACTGGGATTTGGAAATGGCTAGAGGTAGTCAGTCTTCGTGGAAAGACGAATGGCTTACTATATTATTTAGCATACCCCTTATACTAGCTTTTATACCCGGAATGGAAGAGGTGGTTGCAAATGGTTTCGCACAACTCAACTCAATGCCTGAATGGTATCAGTACTCACTTGGAGTTATCGTTGCTGCTTCTTTCGGAGTACGTTCGGCTACAAAATTCTTTGGTAAAAAATAATGATTGATTGGTGGAAACGATGGCTGCAATTTAATGTTACAGCCAAGCTGACTATGATTGCTTCTGTTGCAATGTCATGGCGTTGTGCTGAGTGGTTTATGAACCTAGAAGACCCCACAACACAGCAGTCTGCATTTGTTTCTGTTATCATGGGTGTTATGACAGGTGTATATGGCATCTATCTAGGCAGAGAATCAAAAGGCAAATAGATGAAATACATTCGTACACATTTAATCAAACAGCTTGTTAAGAGTGAAGGTCTGCGCCTAGAAGTTTATCAGGATACACTAGGCATTGACACAATTGGAGTTGGTAGAAATCTTGAAGACCGTGGTATTACACAAGAAGAATTAGATACTATGGACATACCGAACATAGAAACAGTGTATGAGTATGGTATTACCGAAGTTGACGCTGCTTTTCTATTAGAGAATGACGTACAGATAGTTGAGGAAGAACTGTTACGTGCGCACCCTTGCGTAGACAGCTTAGACTCTGTACGTCAACTTGTACTTGTAGACATGGCTTTTAATATGGGTGTGCCACGTCTATGTAAGTTTAAAAAGATGTGGGCTGCAGTACACGAAGAAGATTTTCGCACTGCCGCAAAAGAAATGCTTGACAGCAGGTGGGCAATTCAGGTAAAATCACGTAGTCATAAGCTGGCACATGCTATGCATCATGGAGAGTTAAAGTAATGGCTTATATTGAAAATGGCGTAGTATACGCAGGTACATATAAAAAGGGTTCTTCCCGAAAGCGGTTAAGAACAGCTACAGAACAAGACTATAATAATTCTGCTATTAAAGAGGTAGGACCAAGCGTAGGTGAAACAGCTAAAAAAGCTGCTAGTTCTGCTATGGGAGCAATTACAGGTTTCTTTGGTGGCGATGATAAAAAAGATGATAAAAAGAAAAAGGATAGTCTGGCCTCTAAAATAGGATTTAACAAAGGTGGTTATGCGGGTAAGTCTCGCACGGGACACACTGACTATCGCTTTAACAAAGGCGGCATGGTTGTGTCATCTACAAATAAAACGAAAAAGAAATAATGGCTAGAGAACTAAACGAAAGACAACAGAAGTTTCTTGAAGTCCTCTTTGAGGACGCTGGCGGTGACGTAGTTGCCGCTAAGAAACTGGCTGGCTATTCAGAGTCCACTGCTACAACTGCAATTGTAAAAGGTCTCAAGGAAGAGATACTTGAAGCAACGCAGATGTACATGGCACGTAATGCACCTAAAGCTGCTATAGCTATGACACACGCTTTGTACGACCCAACTGAACTAGGTATTCGTGATAAGATGTCAGCAGCTAAAGAACTGCTTGACCGCACAGGTTTGATTAAAACAGAGAAGGTGCAGGTAGAAGCAGCAGGTGGTGTGATGCTTATGCCAGCTAAAGCTACAGTAGAGGATGATGACTAATGGCTAAAAAGAAATCTACATCTCAAAAAGAACAAGATGCAATTAAAGACTTTATTAGAGATTCTGGAATATCTTTAACTGAAGCACGTATGATGTTACAAGAAGCAAGAAAAAACGCTGACCGTTTTGAAGACGATGACGTTCAAGATTTTAGTAGCGGTGGTATGCCAACAAAAAAGTACGTAAATCCAGTTACTATAACAGACAACCGCAAAAAGAAAAAATGACTAGAACAGCAGGGCAGTGGAAGTTACCACAGCCAACAGACATTAAAGAAGAGAACGAATGGGTACAGATACCACGCATTGCACGTACTGTACCATTTGGTTACAAGCAGAATGAAGAAGACCCCGACATTCTTGACCCCATTCCAACAGAACTTGATTTGTTAGAAAAGGCTAGAACGTACACAAACCAGTACAGCTATCGTGAGGTAGCTAACTGGCTGAGTACAAATAGCGGAAGATACATATCTCACGTAGGTTTAAGAAAACGGTTAAGTAATGAGCGACAACGTAAGAACAAAGCTGCAAGCCTCCGCAAATGGGCAGATTATGCGCAAAAGGCAATCGCCAAAGCGCAAGAAATTGAAGAAGCAAGAACAGGCGCAAAAGCCAACGGTTGAGATAAAAGAAACTGTATCTGAAGCTGCTGAGTTTGAAAGCATAGAGGAAACAGCTAATGTATTATTTAAACCTAATCCCGGTCCACAGACTGACTTTCTTGCAGCAAGTGAACGTGAAGTATTATACGGTGGTTCAGCAGGGGGTGGTAAATCTTATGCCATGCTTGCCGACCCTTTAAGATATATGGGGCATCCTGCGTTTAGTGGGTTGCTTTTACGACATACAACAGAAGAACTGCGAGAATTGATATTTAAGTCGCAGGAATTGTACCCAAAAATCTGGCCCGGTATCAAGTGGTCAGAAAGAAAGATGCAGTGGACTGCCCCTTCTGGTGCGAGATTGTGGATGTCTTATCTTGATAGAGATGATGATGTCCTGCGTTATCAGGGTCTAGCTTTTAGCTGGATAGGCTTTGACGAACTGACCCAATGGGCAAGCCCCTATGCATGGAATTACATGCGAAGTCGTCTAAGGTCCACTGCACCTGACCTGCCTGTTTATATGAGGGCAACAACTAACCCCGGTGGTAGAGGGCATAACTGGGTAAAGAAAATGTTTATTGACCCTGCACCCTACGGACAAGCATACGATGCCACAGACAGCGAAACAGGAGAAGTACTCCGATATCCAGCAGGACATAGCAAGGCTGGAAAGTCTTTATTCAAGCGTAGGTTCATACCAGCAAGACTCTCTGACAATCCTTACCTTGCAGAAGCAGGAGATTACGAGGCCATGCTTCTCTCCATGCCAGAGCAACAAAGAAGGCAGCTTCTTGACGGTGATTGGGATATTAAAGAAGGAGCAGCTTTTACTGAGTTTGACCGCAACCTTCATGTTATTGAGCCTTTTGACATTCCTAATAATTGGGTTAAGTTTAGGGCTTGCGATTACGGTTACGGTTCTTACAGCGGGGTGGTTTGGTTTGCTGTGTCGCCTTCAGAGCAACTTATTGTGTATAGAGAATTATATGTCTCAAAGGTACTCGCTACTGACTTAGCGGATATGATTTTAGAATTAGAGGCAGGTGATGGTAATATTAAGTATGGCGTTCTTGATAGTTCCCTTTGGCATAAACGTGGCGATACTGGTCCATCACTTGCGGAACAAATGGTACAGCGAGGGTGTCGTTGGAGACCTTCAGACAGAAGTAAAGGCAGTCGTGTAGCGGGTAAGAACGAAATACACAGACGTTTACAGGTAGATGAATTTACGGAAGAGCCTAGACTTGTTTTCTTTAATAGTTGCACAAACACTGTCTCACAGCTACCGTCCATACCGCTGGATAAGAAAAATCCAGAAGATGTGGACACGAAAGCAGAAGACCACTTGTACGATGCGTTAAGATATGGTATAATGTCACGACCACGTTTTAGTATATTTGATTACGACCCAAGAGGTAGACCCGGTGGTGGAATGCCTATTGCTGATGCTACTTTTGGATACTAAGGAATAGAATATGAATGAAGATGATATCATGATTGAAGATGACGCTATCGCGTTAGAAGACACAGATGATTCTGTTACCTTTGATGCTGACGTGTCTAAAATTATTCCATTTGTAATTGACCGATACAAACGTGCGGAAGACTATCGCTACCAAGACGAAGAGCGTTGGCTAAGAGCATATAGAAATTATAGAGGATTGTATGGCCCAGATGTACAATTTACTGAGGCAGAAAAGTCACGGGTATTTATTAAAGTTACCAAGACTAAGACGCTTGCTGCATATGGTCAAATTGTTGATGTGCTGTTTGCTAATAATAAGTTTCCTCTTTCTATTGAGCCTACAACACTCCCTGAAGGCGTTGTAGCTGATGTACACTTTGACCCTAAAGAACCACAGCAGCTTCAAGCAGAAACTTCTTTATCTAGCCCTTATGGCTTCAGAGGTGATGGCAACGATTTGCCACCGGGTGCTACAGCTAAGACGTTACAGGAAAAACTTGGCCCACTAGAAAATAAACTTGAAGGTGTACAGGACAAGTTAAAAGAAGGTCCGGGCAAAACTCCTACTGCGATTGAATTTAGCCCAGCTATGATTGCTGCTAAAAAAATGCAGAAGAAGATACATGACCAATTAGAAGAGTCAGGTGCTAATAAAAACTTGCGTAGCAGTTCATTTGAAATGGCACTATTTGGCACAGGCATTATGAAAGGTCCGTTTGCAAAGGACAAAGAGTATCCTAATTGGGATGACGAGGGTAACTATGACCCACTTTTCAAAACTGTACCACAAGTAGAGCATGTATCTGTTTGGAACTTTTATCCAGACCCAGATGCAAACAACATGGATGAGGCGCAGTTTGTGATTGAACGTCACAAGATGTCTCGCTCTCAACTACGTCAGTTAAAAAAGCGTCCATACTTCCGTGGTCAAGTTATTGATGAAGCTATTCAGTATGGCGAAAACTATACTAAAAAGTATTGGGAAGATGACCTATCTGATTATGCGCCAGAGCATGGTATTGACCGCTTTGAAGTGCTTGAGTATTGGGGTATGGTTGATACCGAAATGCTTGAAGAACAAGGCGTAGATATTCCAAATGAGTTAAAAGATTTTGATGAGTTACAAGCAAATGTGTGGATTTGTAACGACAAACTTATTCGCATGGTGCTTAATCCATTTAAGCCAGCTAAGATACCTTATCACGCTTCTCCGTTTGAGTTAAACCCATACTCATTTTTCGGTGTAGGTATTGCAGAAAACATGGACGATACGCAGACACTAATGAATGGCTTTATGCGTATGGCTGTGGACAACGCTGTATTGTCAGGGAATATGCTGATTGAGGTAGATGAGACTAACTTAGTACCGGGTCAGGACTTGACATTGTATCCGGGCAAGGTGTTCCGCAGACAAGGTGGCGCACCGGGTCAGGCTATATTTGGAACAAAGTTTCCTAATGTATCAGCAGAGAACTTACAGCTATTTGACAAAGCACGTCAGCTTGCTGATGAGTCTACTGGTCTTCCTAGCTTTGCACACGGACAAACAGGTGTGTCTGGCGTAGGTAGAACAGCATCAGGTATTTCAATGCTGATGAACGCAGCAAGCGGTAATATTAAAACTGTTATCAAGAACGTAGACGATTATCTACTGAGACCTCTTGGTGAAGGTTTCTTTCGTTTTAATATGCAGTTTGATTTTGATGCAGATATCAAAGGTGACTTAGAAGTTAAGGCACGTGGTACAGAAAGTCTAATGGCTAATGAAGTACGTAGTCAGAGACTAATGCAGTTCTTGCAGATTGCAAGTAATCCTGCTCTTGCTCCATTTGCTAAGTTTCAGTATGTCATCAGCGAGATTGCAAAGTCAATGGACCTTGACCCCGACAAAGTTACCAACAACATGAGTGAAGCAGCCCTTCAGGCAGAACTGATGAAACAGTTCCAAGCACCTGCTCAACCTGAACAGGGTGGTATGCCACCACCACCGGGTGCAGATGCAACAGACCCTACAGGTGCTGGTGGTGGAACAATAGGAACAGGACAAGTACCAGTTCCGGGTGAACAAGGATTTAGTAGTAATGGTGGACAAACAGCAGGTACTCAGCAAACTCAAGCCGATGGTGGGCAACAACCGCCAGTGGGAAGCATTCAGTAGCTATATAGACATGGCTATTGAACAGCATCAAAAGGTGCTGGAACAATCTGATGATACAATTATGATGCATCGTCAGCAGGGTGCTATCACAGCCTTACGTAAACTTAAATACTTACGAGATGAGATAAATGGCTCTTAACGAACAAATGAAGGAAGCTATACAAGCAGATATAGCTGACGAAAGTTCAAAGAAAGAACGCCTAGCAAAGCAAGTTGAGGGTTTAAAATCTACTGGCAAGTTTATTGGCGAAACTGCTGTTGAGTCTATTCCCGGTGTAAGCGAAGGCATTGCAGTAAGAAATGTTTCTCGTGATTTAAAAGAAGGTGACTATGTAGGCGCAGGTATTGAAACTCTTGCTGGATTAGCTGGACTTGCCCCAGCAGGAGGAGATGTACTAGCTAAAGGTTTACGTAAGTTTAATAATACACGTAAAGCGTATAAAGTTGCCGTTCAAGCTGAAGATAAAAAGTTATATCCTCTATTTGTAAATGCAGATAAAGAACTTCCTGTTGGGCAATGGATAGAGGCAGATTTTCCAGATACAGCTTTTACAGCACCAAATGGTAAAGTTTATGTACCCAGTAAAGGTGCAAAAAGAACCAAAGGCGAAAAAACAAAAGGTACTGGTGACCAAGTAAAAATTCCAGATGAAGAAACAGCTAAAAAGTTAAAAGATGCGGGTTTTTCTGTATCTAAACCTACAAAAAATGCACCACACGGAACTGTTCTTTCTGTGGCTGCTAGACCCGGTTTACATGCGAGTCAAAGCCCTGTGGCTACACATCTTGGTCCAGAAGATTTAATTGTAACGGATTCTGAAAAAAAGAAACTTTTAAATGCTGGCGTTACTCCAGAGGCATTTATATCTAAGACTTTTTTCTACGATAAAAATAATAAAATTGTAGGAAGAAACAAAAGAAAAAATTTATCAGAAGCAGAACTGTCTGAATTAAAGCGTAAAAAAGTAAATTATATAAAACGAAGAGCAGAAGACCACGTATTTGTAGAAGTAGACATGGCTGATGATGTAGATTATCAATCTATGCTACTTAAAGAGGGCAAGTCAGATATTAATGATTTTGTTCCTAGAGGTGGTAGTTACAAATATTCTGATGGTCAAGCTGATAGCGACCAGTGGGTTGTTGGTGGGGATATGAAAATTAATCGTGTTTTGTCCAGAGAAGAAGCACGAGCAATTCAAAAAGAAATGGGTGTTGTTGATTTACCTTATAGAGATGAAGTAGAAGCTATTTTAGGTAGAAAATTTTCAAAAGGTGGTGTTGTAATGGACGATTATATTGTAGCAAAATTGATGGATAATGAAACACCACAACAGTTTGCAGAAGGCGGTATGACAAAACAAATGGACTTATTTGAGCCTGTAGAGCGTGGCTTTGATGATGGTGGCCTTATGGACGAGGGCGGTTCAGTTGACCCAGAATCAGGTAATGACGTACCTGTAGGTTCTACACAAGAAGAAGTGCGTGATGACATTCCTGCCCAGCTAAGTGAGGGTGAATTTGTACTACCTGCCGATGTAGTTCGCTATCATGGTTTAGAAAAAATTATGGCCTTGCGTGATGAGGCTAAAGCTGGTCTAGCTAAAATGGAAGCAATGGGTCAGATGGGTAATTCAGAAGAAGCCACTATACCAGATGGTATACCCTTTAGTATGGATGACCTTGAGATGGAAGATGACGGTGTACAAGATTTTGCACAGGGCGGTGTGGTGCAAGCACAGGCAGGTACATTTGTATCACCTAATTTAGGCATATATCAGCAGCCTTCTCAAGTAGGTGGATACCAGCCACAATACACACCATATACTCCTCCTGTAATGCCAGCAGGACAACCAATGGCGCAGCAGTACACACCAGTACAGCAACAAGCTGTTCCTACTATAACACAGCAAGCACCAACATTTACAGGATTTACAGGTTCAGCAGCACCATCTCCGGGTGGATATGATGAAATGAAAACATATGTAAATGATGCTGGTATGGAAATGCAAATACCATTTAAAGATGGTAGTCCGATTTATCCTATACCAGAAGGTTATAAACTAAAAGGAGAGGCAGTACAGACTACACAAACAACGACCACTACTGATACTGGTGTAGAAACTGCTCGTGATACAGGTGATGATAATGAAACAGACCCATTTGCAGGTAAGCAAACAGTAAATCTTGGTGGTACTGCTGTAAAAGAATTTATAAAAGAAGGTCTTAATACATATAGACCGGGCCAAGTTAAAGGCTCAACTAAATATGCTGTTGGTACAGCTTCTAGTGTTACTGGAGATTTAACTAAAACGGGTATTACTGGCAGCATAAAAGATACTTTAGCTGGAGTGTTTAATCAAGACCAAAAAACTTTAACAGACCAATTTGGAAACAGCGTTGCTATGTCTAAAGATATGTATGATACTTTAGTTTCTGGAAAAACTAGCATCTTTACAAACAGTGTTCTTGAAGACATTTTTGAAATACAAAAAACTATTGAACAAAAGAAAGATTACAGCAAAGATTTGGATAATAGGCAAGCAAAGCAAATGGCAAAAGAACTTGGCATAGAGTATAAAGGGCAAAGTCTTGCAGAAATTATGGTGGTTAATAAAGAAGCATTTGAAGCTGAAAGAAAAGCAGGAAAAGCTAAAGCTGCAGAAAAAGCTAAACAGGCAGGTCAGAAAAGAAGAACGGAAGCTGAACAGCTTGCTTCTCAGTACGGAATTAACGCTGCAGATAAGTCTATTGAGGAAATAAATGCAGAAGTAAATAAAGCCAGAGCAGATGCAGAAGCATCCGCAAAACGTGAACGGGAGTATTTAAGTAGAGTTGGTGGATACAGCGAAGGTGATGATGGCGGCATGGGCGGCTTTACAGTTCAAGGTCCGGGTGGTACAACCTATACTACAGATTCGTCTGGTACGTCAGGTGCATTTACTGGTGGGCCTACAGGCATGGAAGACGAATATGACTTTAAAAAAGGTGGTCTTGTCAAACAGATGAAGCAAAGTGGGTTAGCTTCTAAAAAATAATCCACATATCAATGGCTACCTAACCCCCCAACACTGGCTACGGTTAGCCCCATAAGGAGAAAGAAATGGCTGAAGCAGCTATTATGGCAGAAGAAATGCAATCACCAAAAAAGGTTGCGTTTGCAAATAAACCTTACACGCAGGAAGAACGCATTAAGCGTGAAGAGGAAGAACTAGAACAACTCATTAAAGAACAAAAAGGTGAAGTAGAGGAAACTGTACAAGAACAGGAAGAAGAGCCTACTAACGCAGAAGAAAAAACATTTAAAAAGCGTTACTCTGATTTGCGTAGACATCAGCAAAAACAATCAGAGGATTTTAAAAAAGAAATTGACGAATTAAAACGTCAGCTTGGTGATGCTACTAAGAAAGAAATGAAACTGCCTAAGTCCGATGAGGACATTGAACAATGGGCGGCTGAATATCCAGATGTAGCAGCCATCGTTGAAACAATTGCTATGAAAAAAGCACGTGAGCAGTCTACTGCATTGGAAGAACGTGTTAAAGCAATTGATGAAATGCAAGTATCTGCTACAAAAGAAAAAGCAGAAGCTGAGTTGATGAGACTGCATCCTGACTTTGGAGACATTCGTGATAGCGATGATTTCCATGAGTGGGCTGATGAACAGCCTAAATGGGTACAAGATGCATTGTACGAAAATGATGACGATGCTCGTTCTGCAGCACGGGCAATTGACCTGTATAAAGCAGATAAGGGTATTGGTAATGAGAAAAAATCTAAGAAAACTAAAGGTGCTGCTGAAGCGGTGTCCACTAAAGGCAGTAGAAGCACACCTCAAACAGATGAAGCTTCCACTTATTTAAAAGAATCTCAGGTTCAGGCAATGTCACCACAAGAATATGAGAAGCACTCTGACGAGATTATGGAATCTATCCGCACAGGAAAGTTTATCTATGATATTTCTGGCTCTGCTAGATAAAAAAGTGTTGACAAATAGTTATTTTTATGTATAACTATATGTAACCAAGTGTGGATGTATAGCGCAATATGTCCACACGTAACAGCAAACGAACACAGCTTACGGATTACCTGACGATTTTGGCCTGTTGAATAGTGGGGCGGCCACCTTACTTGGACACACACCCAAATGAATTAGCCTCTGATTAGTCTGGTGAGTTTGCATCTGTAAGAAAAATGCTTAACTTTAGGAGAAAATACAATGGCATTTGCATCAGCAAGTGGGTATGGTAATCTTCCTAACGGCAATTTTTCACCTGTAATTTACAGCAAACAGGTGCAGCTTGCTTTCCGCAAGTCTGCCGTTGCTGAAGCAATCACTAATAATGATTACTTCGGTGAGATTGCTGCGATGGGTGATTCCGTTAAGATTATCAAAGAACCCGAAATCACAGTCAAGAACTATGCACGTGGTACAACTATCACACCGCAAGACCTTGATGACGAAGACTTTAACCTGACAATTGACAAAGCTAACTACTTTGCATTTAAGGTTGATGACATTGAAGAGGCACACAGCCACGTAAACTTCCAACAATTGGCAAGTGACCGTGCTGCGTATCGTTTGGCTGACCAGTTTGACCAAGACGTTCTTGGTTATCTGTGTGGTTTTAAGCAATCTGCAATTCATGGCGCAGCCGACACAGTTAATACAACTGTTAATGGTTCTGTAGCTGTTTCAACTGCAGGTTCTGACGAACTGTTGACCTCAATGAAACTAGAAGCCGATGACTTTGGCGGCTCTAGTGGTTCATCAATTGGTATCCAGCCCCGTTTGCCGGGTGCTTCATCTGTACCGGGTTCAGGCAATGCCAACCCGACTATGGTTATTGCACGTATGGCCCGTAAGCTGGACCAGCAGAACGTAGACACACAGGGCCGTTGGCTCGTTGTTGACCCAGTATTCATGGAAGTACTGAAGGACGAAGATTCAAAACTTCTGAACTCAGACTTTGGTGGTTCTGGTCTTCAGAACGGTCTCGTAATCAATAACCTGCACGGCTTCCAAGTGTATGTTTCAAACAACTTGCCTTCAATTGGAACGGGTTCAGATACCACTGGTGGTACTAACGCTTCTAACTATGGCTTGATTGTTGCTGGACATTCATCATCAGTAGCCACTGCAGAGCAGATTAACAAGACAGAAACATATCGTGACCCTGACAGCTTTGCTGACATTGTTCGTGGTATGCACCTGTATGGTCGCAAGATTCTGCGTCCTGAAGGTCTTGTTAACGCTAAAATTAACTTGGTATAAGGGGAGTATTGAAAAATGGCTAACATTACTGCAGTACTTCACCCTGCATCAGGGAACTCACAGCGTGGACGTAACCCGTACTACGTAGATGTCACAATTGACCTGACAAAAAATAGCATTGCCCCCGGTGATACTATTCAGGCAATTACCGTACCTGCTAACACGCTAATCATGGCAGCAGGTTTTCAAGTTGTAGAATCTGCAACTATGAATGCGTCAACAGATGCAACTGCTGCTCTTGGCTTCACTGGTGGTGATGTTGATGAGTTTGCAGCGGCACTAGACATTGACGGTGCATCTGATGGCGATTACGCTCCACAGGTTGCAATTGATGGACTAGCACTTTCTACATCAGGTGACACAATTGACTTTGTGTTGGCGGGTAGTGGTGCGTCATTTACAGCAGGTAAGCTACGTGCTTACGCTGTGATGATGGACATCAGCGACCAAGGTAACATGGCTGCTGACGAAGTAGACCGTGATACACTTGCATAAGTAATCACTTGGTGGGGGCAGCTTCGGTTGCCCCTACTTACTCTTTTAGGAATATGTGATGGACTTTCTTAGCCTGACAAATAAAGTACTTGCAAGAATGAATGAGGTGCAGCTTACTGCATCAAATTTTGCTACTGCACGTGGCTATCAAATACAATGTCAAAATGCTGTGAATGAAGCTATCAATTATATTAATCAACGTGAATATGGCTGGCCTTTTAGTCATGCTACAAGCACTGTAACTCTAGTAGCTAATCAGACTAGGTACTCTATTCCGACTACCGCTACACACGTTGACTACGAAACATTTAGAATAAGCAAAGATAACACGTTAGGTGTAGCTGGAACTACTTTACGTGTATTAGATTATAAAGAATACATTGACAGATATGTTGACCAAGAAAGTACAACAGGTGTAGGCGGTGTACCTATTTATGTTTTTCGTACTCCTGATAATAACTATGGTCTATATCCATACCCTGACAATACATATGAATTAAAATTTGAATACTTTGATAAGCCAGTAGCATTGTCTCTGGCTACAGACATACCAACAGTACCAGAGCAATTTGAACAGGTAATTGTAGATGGTGCAACTGCATATGCATATCAGTATCGTGGTGAAGCACAACAATACGGAATTAACTTTGCCCGTTTTGAAGATGGCATTAAACATATGCAGTCATTGCTACTAAACAGAACAGACTACGTAAGGTCAACATATATACCACATTCGCAAAGATATGGCATTAACGTAGCTGGATTTTAAGGTGACATAATGGCAGATGAATCCGGCCTCAGTCCATATGTGTTTGCCTGTGAAGGTGGCTTAATACTAGACCAATCTACTTTTGCCATTACTCCGGGTTCAGCACTTGAACTAGAAAACTTTGAACCTGCTGTTACAGGTGGATACAGACGTATCTCTGGGTACGAAAAGTGGAATAGTAACATTGTTCCACAAGATACGTCATCAACAGAAAAAGTTTTAATGTCTGCGTATTTTAACGCTAGTGTTATTGCAGCACGTGGAACTAAAGTTTATAAAGCAGGTAGTGGTTCTGGCTCTTGGACACAGATAGACTCTGGTAGAACAAATGCAGGAAGATACACACACTTTCGTTATAGTCTTGCTGGTACAGATTTTATTGTTTGGGCAGATGGCGCAAATCATGCGTCCAAGTATGATGGCACTACTGTTACTGATTTAAATGCTACAGGCGCACCAGCAAACCCACAGTATGTAGTAAACTTTAAAAACGCTTTGTTCTTTGCTGGTCATTCAGCTAATCCAGAAGAAATAGTTTTTACTGCTCCTTATAGCGATAGTGATTTTTCGGTAGCCAACGGTGCTGGCTCTATAGCGGTAAACAGTAAAATTACAGGTTTGTATTCTTTTCGTAATGAACTGTATATTTTTTGTGAAGAACGCATATTTAAACTGGTAGGCAATACATCTGCTGATTTTGTATTACAATCTGTTACTCGTGAAATTGGTTGTGTTAACGGATTTACTATTCAAGAGTTTGCTGGTGACTTAATCTTTCTAGGAGCGGATGGATTAAGAACAATTGCAGGTACAGAAAAAATTGGCGATGTTGAACTTGGTACAATTAGTAGACAGATACAAGAACGGTTTGTCGGACTAACAAATGTAGATGAATTTTGTAGTTTAGTTATACCAGATAAAACACAATACAGATTGTTTTTTTCAAATGCTAATACAACGAGGGAATTAACAAAAGGTATTATAGGTGTTCGTAAACAGAGTGGTTACGAATACGCTGACATGAGTGGCATTAGACCTAGCTGTACTGATTACATAGTATCTCAAGGCGAGAGTATTATTTTACATGGCGAGTATGATGGCTATGTGTACCGCCAAGAAAAAGGTGATAATTTTGATGGTAATAATGTAGATGCTAAGTATCGCTCACCTGACCTCACAATGGGTGATGCAGGTATTCGCAAAGCATTTCAACGTATCATCGTAAACTATGCGCCTGAAGCTGCAGTTAATGCTGACTTGTTTATTAGATATGACTATGAAGCAGCAAGTGTAGCAAGACCAGCAGCGTATCCGTTTAGTAGTGCTAGTATCTTTGCTATATATGGTACGTCTACTTATGGTACAGCAACATACGGTGGACAGGTTAACCCACTATTTAGACAGCCAATTGAAGGTAGTGGATTTAGTATGGCTATACGAGTTAATGATAGAGGAACATCTGCCCCATACGCACTTAAAGGTTTTCAGCTAGAGTTTGCAGTAGGGGCTAGGAGATAAAGCATGGCAGGTTATACCAGACAGTCTACGTATGCTAATGGTGATATTATCCAAGCATCAGACAGTAATGATGAGTTCAATCAACTTGTCAGCGTCTTTGATATATCTACTGGTCACAAGCATAACGGTACTGTGGGTGAAGGCCCGGTTATCGGTTTAATCGGAGACCCCGGTGTTGCTACCCCACTTAACAAAGTTGTTGTAGACGATACTAATAACCGTGTTGGTGTGTTTGTAGATGTATCCAGCAGCACAGTAGAACAGGTACGTTTTCAAGATGGTCTTATTGTTCCCGTTACTACTAATGATGTAGATTTAGGTACAAGCAGCTTACAGTTTAAAGATTTATATTTAGATGGCACAGCTACCGTTGACGGTCTAGCTATGCCTACAACAACTGTTACTGACATCCTTGATGAAGACAATATGTCTTCTAACAGTGCTACTGCCTTAGCTACTCAGCAGTCAATCAAGGCATATGTAGATACGCAATTAACTGCAGAGGACTTGGATTTTCAAGGTGACTCAGGCGGTGCATTGTCTGTAGACCTTGACAGCCAAACATTTACTATTGCTGGTGGTACTGGTGTAGACACTAGCGGCTCTGGTCAAACTCTTACTATTGCTATTGACAGCACAGTTACTACTCTTGCAGGTACGCAAACCCTCACAAATAAAACACTCACAAGTCCTGTACTAAATACAAGTGTCAGTGGCACGGCTATTCTTGATGAAGACAATATGTCATCTGATAGTGATACTCAGTTGGCAACACAGCAGTCAATTAAAGCCTACGTAGACTCTCAAGTTACTGCCCAAGACTTAGATTTTCAGGCTGACTCAGGTGGCGCACTGTCTATTGATTTAGATAGTGAAACAATGACGTTTACAGGCGGCACAGGCATTGACACTACTGGTTCTAGTAATGATGTAACCTTTGCAATAGATAGCACTGTCACCACTCTTACAGACTCACAGACGCTGACTAATAAAACACTAACTTCTCCCGTACTAAATACTGCAGTAAGCGGTACTGCTGTGCTGGACGAAGATAACATGGCTTCAGACAGTGCTACACAACTAGCAACGCAACAGTCTATTAAAGCGTATGTTGATGCACAGGTTGCTACTGTTCCTACTGGTGATATTACAGCCGTAGTTGCTGGTGATGGTCTGTCAGGCGGTGCAACGTCTGGTTCTGCTACTTTAAATGTAGATGCTACAGTAATTACTGGACAGACTGCAGAAACATCAGTAGACACAACTAACGACTTTGCTCTTATATATGATGCCTCAGCGACAGCACTACGTAAAGTAGCCATTACTAACCTTGTAGCAGCTAGTGGTGGACTAACCGATATTGTCGGGGACACTACCCCACAGCTTGGCGGTGACTTAGATACTAACGGCAACGACATTGTTACCACATCAAACGCTACCCTAGACCTTGCGCCTCACGGCACAGGAACGGTTGTTGTTAGAGGTAACACCAATCCGGGTGCTGTAGTGTTTAACTGTGAGTCTAACTCGCACGGACAGACAGTTATAGCGCAACCCCACTCTGCTGCTGTAACAAACACACTGACACTTCCTGCAGGTGGTAATCAGGAGATTGTAGGTACAACAGCAACACAGACGCTTACCAACAAGTCTATTGTAGCTACCCAGCTTACTGGTACGATTGCAAATGCAAGACTTGATGCTGAGTTACAGGCAATAGCTGGTCTAACCTCTGCAGCAGATAAAGGTATCCAGTTTACTGGTTCTGGTACGGCTGCGGTGTACGACCTAACAGCAGCAGGTAAAGCATTGCTAGATGATGCAGATGCAACAGCACAACGCAGTACACTTGGTTTAGGTACGGCAGCAGTTGCAAACACAGGTACATCAGCAGGTAACGTAGTTGTACTTGACGGGTCAGCTAGACTACCAGCAGTAGATGGGTCACAGCTAACTAACATAGCATCTACTGGTGCTTCAGCAGGTTTTGCAGTGGCGATGGCAATTGCGCTTTAGCAGTTGACAAACGTATATAAGTATGATATAATTATACTTAATTAATTAGGAGAAATCATGGCACAGGATTTTGAAAGAAACATTGCAAGGAATGTAGGCACAGCCGCAGTAACTATGCGTACAGCCAATTCCGATGATGCTCTTATCGGTATCAATATTGCTAATGTTACAACTTCCCAAATCAACATGGATGTGTTTATTAACGATGGGTCTAACGACTACTACATTGTTAAAGACGCACCTATACCTGCAGGGTCAGCTTTGCAGGTTCTTGATGGCGGAGCAAAGGTTGTGATGCAAGCAAGTGACGTACTAAAAGTACAGTCCGATACCGCAAGCAGCGCAGATGTTTGGGTCTCTGTAGTTGACACCATCAGTTCATAAGGAATAGCCCATGCCTTTAATCGGTAATCCCATCACTGCAAGTTTTCAGGCTAGACCTGCCACCCAAGAGTTTAATGGTGACGGGTCTACAACTACGTTTACCCTGAACCACACAGTAACTCAGGAAGATATCATCGTATCTGTAGATGGTGTCGTACAGGAAAGTGTTGATGCGTTCACTGTGCCAGACGGTACAACACTCACCTTTACTGCAGCACCGTCAAGCGGAACAGGTAACATCTTCGTAATCTACATGGGTGTATCTGCAGCGTCTGTAACACCTGCAGCAGAAAACAAGGGTACGTTCAAGGCAAGTGGTATCTTCCGTACCAATGCACAAACACTCAGTTCCAACACAACCATCCTCGCAACAGAGAACGCTAACGTAACAGGGCCACTGACTATCAACACAGGAGTTACCCTGACCGTTGAAAGCGGTGGTACATTGGTG